CCTCGTTGAGAGCGACGAGGTGCCCATCGAGCGCCAGCGCGGGATGATCGAGGCCATGAACCTGCCCTGCGCGGCCATCGTGAGCTCAGGCAACAAGAGCGTGCACGCCATCGTAAAGGTGGACGCCGGCACAGACTACGACCTATATCGCAAGAGGGTTGAGAGGCTCTATCAGTACTGCGCAGGCCACGGGTTTGCGCCTGACACCCAGAACAAGAACCCAAGCCGCCTCTCGAGGCTTCCGGGGGTTACCCGCAACGGGCGCAGGCAGATGCTGCTTGCGACGTCGTGCGGGGCCGGTAGCTGGACGGAGTGGGAAGACTGGGTGGCCGAGACCGAAGACGACCTGCCGGACACGATATCCCTTGCAGACAAGATCGGGAACCCCGACCCGCTAGCAACGCCTCTCATAGGAACCGAGGAGGCCGGTATCCTCCGGCATGGACACAAGATGCTCGTGGCCGGACCTTCCAAGGCGGGGAAGTCGATGCTGCTCATGGAACTCGCCACCGCCATAGCAAGCGGTGGCAGATGGGTGGGCTACCCGTGCGCCAAAGGGCGCGTCCTTTACGTGAACCTCGAGATCGACCCCGCGAGCTGCGTCATGCGCTTCAAGGAGATCGCGGACGATCGTCACATCGACGCGCCCGGATGGACGTCGAACGTCGACCTGTGGAACCTGAGAGGCCACGCCGTCCCCATGGACGAGCTCACGCCTCGGCTCATACACAGGGCACGCGGCAGAGACTACGCGGCCGTGATCATCGACCCGATCTACAAGGTCATCACAGGGGACGAGAACAGCGCCTCGGAGATGGCGGCGTTCTGCAACCAGTTCGACAAGGTCTGCGCGGCGCTCGGGACGGCGGTCATCTACTGCCACCACCACAGCAAGGGCGCCCAGGGCGGCAAACGCTCCATGGACCGCGCGAGCGGCTCGGGGGTGTTCGCCCGAGACCCGGACGCGATGCTCGACATCGCCCCGATAGAGCTTCCCGACAAGAGGGCCTCAGAGCTCGACGGCACAACCTGCTGGCGGGTGAGCGCGACCCTTCGCGAGTTCGCGACGCCGAAGCCGATAGACCTCTTCTTCCGCTACCCGGTCCATATCCCGGACACGCAAGGCGAGCTTGCAAGGTACAAGGTCGAGGGCGAGGACCCGTACCTGAAGCAGTCTGAGCAGAGAAAGAAGGCACGGGCCGGTCAGGTCATGGCCGACCAGGAAACGAAGATCGCCCTTGTGCGCGCGGCCATCGAGGAGTGCTCTAAAGCAAGCCTCAGGCCGACGAGGAGAAACGTCCTCGAACAGATCGGGGAGTTCAACGGCAACCCCGTTACCGACGGCCAAGTGAAGAGCTGGACAAACGGAAAGCGCAACGCATGGTCACCATTTGCCGTTGAGAAACCGGCAGACGGAGGAGACCCGATCATCGTTGAGAAGGGCCAAGAAAATGAATAAAAACAATGATGTTATGAATATCTCTAATGCGTGCGGTTCTGTACTAGTCAAGAACCGCACGACCCCGTGCGATTCTGCAGTATTAACCGCTCGCACCCGTGCGTGCGACACCCTATATACATAGGGGGAATCGCACGCCTGCCCGCTAGGGTGCGCGCTAGGCACGTCCGTGCGAAAAGCACGCACGGACTTGCGTGCATAGCCGCAGCCGCACGCACCCGCACGGGCTAAACGGAAACCAGACCAGGACCAGAGAAGAGACGAAAACACGATGGACAAGAACAAGATTAGCGAGAGAAGAAGCTCGGCAGAAAAGACATTCGAGTGTGCACGAAGAATGCCGCCTCTTTGCCATAGTACGTCCGAGCCTTTCGACATCACTAAGAGCGAGGTAGCTAAATGGCTCTGTTCGCAGCCGAGTGTTATGCAGAGAGTCTTCGACATGGCAGCACATGCAAGGGGGATTAGCGGGCATCGGTTCATTAAGTTTGATTCGGAGACGCAGACATGGAGTGGTATCGACAACGACTAGGAGGATCTCATATGAGAGTCAACACCAAGGCAAGCTTCGACAAGATGACGGTCCAGCAGGGAAAGACCACCTTGCAGTTCGTGCTTGACCAGGCCGAGCAAGGCCGTATCCCTGACCTCTCGCAGATGACCGGCAAAACGGTGCTTCTCGATGTGGAGTCAGAGCAGGCTACGATCTTCGACATGGGTACACCTGGAGGTGAGGAGTAATGGGGCGCGCCGTAGAGGCGTTCCTTCCCATGGTGCCGCCGAAGGTCACCCATAACGCTTTGGAGATCCACAAGGGCCGGGGAGGGCGCGTCAGCATCGGCAAGTCCTCAGAACTGAGGGAGGCTGAGGTCTCCCTCTGGACGCGAGCGGTGAAGGTGGCACCGTCCGAGCCTTTGCAAGGTGCCTTGAGGCTGCAGATACGCTTCTGCTGGCCGTGCGGGGCCAGGCATGCATCCGGTGAGCCGATGTGTGACAAACCGGATGCGGACAACCTCGTAAAGACCTTCCAGGATGTGCTGGCACGGGCAAAGATCATCACCGACGACAAGGATGTGGTCGACCTCTCGGTGGCCAAGGCATGGGCGGACCCGGCGGGGATCTGGTTTCGCGTCGAGGAGATCGGAGGCAGACGGTGAGCGCCTATAGCGCCGATGATCCTGCGATCCTCGTAAGCCGCGGCCCGTCATGCGGCGGCTGCGCGGACAGCGCCGAGACGTTTCTGCTCCGCGTCCAGTCAGACGTGAGACGGCTGGCAGATGACAGGGCACGCCTCATGGCGCTGGGCAAGTGGCCCGATGGCATGCCGCGCTCAGGCTCGGCAGATGACCTTTCCGGCATGGCTGACGTTCTCGACAGGCAGCTGCTCGTGGGGGAGGAGGTGTCCCGCGCACGCTACTACTGCCGAACGGTGGATGCCGAGAACCCCAGGCATAAGTGGGGACGCATCCTGGAGTGCTACTACGTCGACGATATGAGCATTAAGAAGACGGCTACGATCGTGGGATATTCTGAGATATGGATTAAACAGGAAAAACGAGTGGGGCTTGATGTGATGACTGAAAGGTTCTTCTCTCCACGGGCTTAAAGAACATACCAGAACATACCAAAACATACTTCAACATCGTGAATTTTGCTGATATACCTAGGCTGTCGTAATTTGGATGGAAGAACCAAAGGCCCGCGTCTCCTCGGAGGTGCGGGCCTTCTCATGTCGGGAGGCCACCATGCAGCATGCAAGCGCACGACCCACCCCGCTCATGGTCACCGTTGAGCAGATGCTTGCGTCCAAGGCGAAAAACACGCCGCGCAGGTCTCCTGAGCGGTGTGTGCTGAGGGCGCTCAGGAGGATGAGACATGAGTAGTAGGCGTACGAGCACACGCCGATTCAAGGCGGATGCCAAGGCGTTTTTCGAAGAGGGCAGAGCGCTCGATGCCAAAGGAGACCCGGCGGCAGACTGCTGGATCTGTCATGGTCGCATCGACTACTCGGTACCGCCGGGAACTACCGACGACAGCCACGAGCTCGACCACTACTACCCGGTCTCACGTTTCCCCGAGCTGCAGGACGATCCGGCGGGCTGGCGACATGCACACCGCAAGTGCAACCGCGAGCGTGGAGACGGCACGAGACATAACGCATCACTCGGAGACATGGCCCCCGATTGGTGGTAGCTACCTATCCTCCACGCAGGCTTGGGGGTAGGGGCGTTCATATTTCAAAATTGATTACGGGCGGCCTACCTCCCGCACGGCCTTTGGTCCGCTCCCCCCGTAAATTCCCCTAGGCGGGGTCGCGCGGGAGACGTTTCTGAACACGAAGGAGGGAAGATGGCGGAATTTGAAACTAAGACGTGTCGTGAAGCCTTAGAGGAGTCGATCAAAACCGCGCGCCTTCCCAAGAGGCTGTCTGCGACAGTTGCCGCAGCTCGTGTTCTCGCCGACAGGATCGACGAGATAGCTCCGATGGGGTTCGTAGATAAATCAGGGAAGCTTGATAACGTGTCTGTCCCGACATACCTGCGCTATCTCTCGGCGCTTGGCCTTACCGCCGAGCCTAAGCCCAAGAAGCCAGGGCCCAAGCCGAAGGGGGCTGACCAGCTAGCCGGCTTCATGTCAGACCATGGCATCGGGTGAGGCCGCGCACGGCTCGGCCGAGCCTCGCATTTTCTCAAGGCCGCTCAGAAAGCTCACACCCGAGACCTCACTTGGCTACGAGGTCATAGATTTTTCATCTGATGTTCTAAACTTGTCGCTGTTCCCCTGGCAAAAATGGCTCTTAATCCATGCGCTTGAGCTGCGTGCAGACGGAAGCTATAGATTCCGGCGAATTGTAGTGATGGTAGCCAGGCAGAACGGTAAGACCACTCTCATGGGAGTTCTCGCCGCCTGGTGGCTTGCAATTGATTCCAGGCGGCATCCCGACAAGGTGCCTGAATTTAAATTTAAAATTGTTGGAATCGCTCAGAATCTAGATATTGCCCGCGAGCCATGGGAACAGGTCAAGTTGTGGTGCAACCCCAACCCGGCTAATGATGCAGACGCTGCCCTCGCCATACCGGCGCTCAGAGATCATGCGCTAAAAGTCGTTGATGCCCATGGACAAGAGGCAATCTATGAGGACAACCGGGCTCATTACGAGATCAGAGCGGATGCACGAGGCAAGCCGGCCACCCGGGTGATCCTGGACGAGATTCGCGAGCAGCATGACTGGAAGGTGTGGAATGCCGTATCACAGACGACCAAGAGCTTCTGGTCGGGGCAGATGTGGGCGATATCAAACGCCGGAGATGCTCGTTCCGTTGTGCTCAAAAAGGAGCGCGAGATCGGCATCGAGCAAGTAAAGCTTCAGTCGGGGGGAAAGCACTTCGACACGTCCCTTGGCCTTTTCGAGTGGAGCGCACCAGATGGGTGCGCCCTTGATGATGTAGGGGCGATCCTCCGGGCCAACCCCTCCATCGGATATGGCGGGATAACCGTCGCCGACTGCATATCAGACTCGAAGACGATGCAGGAGGCGGGGTATCGCACCGAGGTCTTATGCCAGTGGGTGACCGCTAAGGTAGACAGCTACATCAACCCGGCAGACTGGCGCGCCTGCGAGGTGTCGCCTTTTGCCGTGGAGATATCGCACGGGCAGCGCACGGTATGGGGTGTCGACGTCTCGCATGATCGCTCGGTGAGCAGTGTTGCCGCGGCGACCACGGATGCCTCAGGCCACACCTTCGTCGAGGTCCGCGAGCTCAGGCCGGGGATGCTATGGGTGCCTGACTTCCTCTCGGAGCTTGCCGAGGAAAGCGGGAGCCGTGAGGTGGCGTTGCAGTCAAAAGGCTGTGCGTCGATGGAGTTCATAGACCCTCTGACTGAGCGCGGCTTGGATGTAATAGGGGTTGACGGCAGCCATATCGGCATCGCGACGGGACGCTTCCGCGACCGTGTGAGAGACCGCTCGCTCATACACGTTGCCCAGCCGGCAGTAGATGAGGCTGTGTCTGCCGGCGTCGTGAAGACCGTCGCCGAAAACGTCGCCTGGGACCGTCGACGCTCCATCGCCGACATATCTGGACTTGTCGCCGAGACCGTGGCGCTCTACGGCCTCGAGACGCATGTTGATGAGACCCCATCGTCTGCCTACGACGACGGGCACGGGCTTCTCATGGCCTAGGAGGTCATATGAAACTTTGGATCAGGCCGGGGCGGGATGTCACAGTCTCGCTTACAGACGGCTCGGCAATAAACGGCAAGACGAGATTCGCGCTTCCCGGAAAGCTCAAGCTCTCCGGTGTTGTTATCGGCCCTGCCGAGGTGGCGGGCGTCGTTATCATCCCCCACGACAAGGTGCTGACGGTGCAGGTGATGCCATGATCACGCTCAAGACGGATTCGGGGGCCGTGACCATCGGCGACTCGTCAATTCCCGGCGTCAACACCCGTACGACATGGGGCATCGAGGTCAAGGACCCGCCGATACCTATATCAGCGCTCACAAGGACGGGCCCGGTAGATCCCCAGGCGATCTGGAAGACGCAGCCGAGCGTTCGCAAGGTCGTTGAGTTCGCGGCCAGAAACGTCGCATCCGTGCCGTGGAAGGCCTACCTGAGGGTAAGCGATGATGACAGGCAGCGAGCCTCAGGCTCTCCTGCCGAGAAAGCTCTCAGGCATCCCCGTCCGCGCCTCACGCACTATCAGCTGATGTACCGGCTCACGGTGGACGCGATGCTTTATGACCGGTGGTGCGTTGCGCTGCTCCCTGACGGGACACTACAGCGCATACCTCCGCGGGAGCTTGTGATTGACAGCGACGGGCTCGACAACGTTAACCGCATAGGCGTGAGCCTTGCCGGCGGCGTCGTCGATATAACAGGCCTTCCCCTCGCACTCGGTGCGGGGTGGTCGGCGTGGGACGGAGATGGCATATCGCCTCTTGTGACCCTCGCATCGATCCTGCGTGAGCAGATGCACGCCGTCGAATGGAGAAATGCTCAGTGGGAACGAGCTCCGAAGATAACCGGGGTGCTAAAAAGGCCAGCTGACAGCACAGCTGGGAAATGGGACCCGAAGGACCGCGAGAGGTTCATGCGCGTCTGGCGGGAGTTTAGGGAAGGTCGGGCGGCAGGGACACCGATCCTCGAGGATGGCATGGACTACGAGCAGATAGGCTCAACCGTCTCTCCGGCTGATGCCAAGGACATAGATGGCAGGCAGCTCACCGACGTCGAGGTCTGCTCTTCCTTCCACATCCCGCCCGAGCTTGTGGGTGCTCGCCAGGGAACCTTCTCGAACATCGACGCCTTCCGCTCGATGCTCTTCGGGCCGACGCTAGGACCCCAGCTCACACAGTTCGAGGAGGCGTTCAACTCCGAGATCGTGCCTTCCTTAGACAGCACGGAAGGCATCTATGCCGAGCTCGACCGCGAGGCGGCCATGAACGGCAGCTTCGCCGAGCAGGCGACCTATCTCCAGACGGCGGTGGGTGGGCCTTTCATGAGCCGCGCCGAGGCCAGGGGCCGTGTTAACCTGCCCCATGTCGACGGCACCGACGAGCTCATAGTCCCGCTTAACGTCACCGAGGGAGGACAGGCATCTCCCACCGACTCAGGAAGCCAAAACAGGAAGGACACATGGATATGAAGCAGGTCAGGAAGACCTTCAAGGCTGACATGGACGTCGGCGGCGAGGGAAAGTTCACAGCTCTCGTATCGACCTTCGGCACGCTCGACTCCCAGATGGAAGAGATAGAGCCGGGCGCCTTCA